CCTGAGTTTGATGTTGACATTGCTCAAGAAGTAGTGTTTAAACCAAACCCAGGACCACAGACAAGCTTCTTATCCGCATCTGAAAGGGAAGTCTTGTATGGTGGGGCAGCAGGTGGTGGTAAGAGTTTTGCGATGCTTGCTGACCCACTTCACGGTTTGAACGATCCAAACTTTAGTGGTCTACTTGTCCGACATACTACAGAAGAACTTAGGGAACTCATACAGAAGAGCCAAGAACTTTACCCTAAAGCTATACCTGGTATCAAGTGGAGTGAACGTAAGTCACAGTGGATTGCACCTAGAGGTGGTAGACTGTGGATGTCTTACTTAGATAAAGACATGGACGTAACACGCTACCAAGGACAAGCGTTTAACTGGATCGGCTTTGACGAACTTACACAGTGGCCTACTCCTTACGCTTGGGATTACATGAGGTCACGACTTCGTTCAGCGTTTAGCTCTCAGCTAGGTTTGTACATGCGAGGCACTACAAACCCTGGAGGTAACGGACACCAGTGGGTCAAGAAAATGTTTATTGATCCTGCCCCTGCCAATGATCCTTTCTGGGCAACAAACATTGAAACTGGTGACACTATAAGATTTCCTAAAGGGCATAGCCGTGAAGGTGAGCCTTTATTTAGGCGTAGGTTTATACCTGCTAGTTTGTTTGACAATCCATACCTAGCAGACAGTGGTGACTACGAAGCAATGCTACTATCATTGCCTGAGCACCAAAGAAAGCAGTTACTAGAAGGTAACTGGGATATTAACGAAGGGGCAGCATTTCCTGAATTTAACAGAAGCATACACGTTGTGGAACCTATCGACATACCTAGTGGATGGGCTAAGTTTAGAGCTTGCGACTATGGTTACGGTTCCTACACTGGAGTACTCTGGTTCGCTGTATCACCAAGTGAACAACTGGTTGTTTACAGAGAGCTATATTGTTCTAAAGTTACAGCTACTGATCTAGCGGATATGATACTAGAGGCAGAGGCTGATGATGGTACTATAAGATACGGTGTACTAGATTCATCCCTCTGGCATAAAAGAGGTGATACTGGCCCATCACTTGCAGAGCAAATGAACATGAAGGGTTGCCGTTGGCGTCCATCAGATCGCTCTCGTGGCTCTAGGGTTGCAGGTAAGAACGAGATACACCGTAGGTTGCAGGTGGACGAGTTCACTGAAGAGCCAAGGCTTGTGTTCTTTTCCACCTGCACGAATACAATAGCGCAAATCCCTGCGATTCCGCTAGACAAGAAAAACCCTGAAGACGTAGACACACACGCTGAGGATCACTTGTATGACGCTCTACGTTATGGTATAATGACCAGACCAAGAAGTTCTATATGGGATTACAACCCTGCAACACAACGCTCTGGCTTTCAGATGTCAGACTCAACTTTTGGATACTAAATAAATGGCAGAAATAGATGATCTAGCTTTTGAGACAGATGAAGTAGTTGCTGCAGAGGAGCAAGAAGACACGCTCTTTGAAAACGTAAGCAACGTAGTTACATTTGTAAATGACCGCTTCAAACGTGCAGAAGATGCTCGTAACGCTGATGAAGAACGTTGGCTCAGAGCCTACAGAAACTATCGTGGTGTATACGGACCAGACGTACAGTTTACTTCTACTGAAAAGTCAAAAGTATTTGTTAAGGTTACTAAGACTAAAACATTAGCAGCATACGGACAAATTGTAGATGTATTGTTTGGTAACAATAAGTTTCCACTAACGATCAACCCATCTGTTCTACCTGATGGAGTAGCTGATGCTGTCCACATTAATATTGATCCGAATGCTGAAAAAGCTACGGATGTACTTCGTGAATCGTTCACAAAAGAAGCGACAAAGCCGTACCTCATAGGACCAGACACTGAGTTAAAGCCAGGTGAAACTATGGCTGATCTTAGGCGTAAGCTAGGACCAGTAGAAGATAAAGTAGGTCCAGTATCTGAAAAGATAATAGAAGGTGACGGTAGCACACCTACAAGTGTAACATTCCATCCTGCTATGATAGCAGCCAAGAAGATGGAAAAGAAGATACACGATCAGTTAAACGAGTCTGGTGCATCTAAATACCTACGAAGCATGGCTTTTGAGATGGCGCTACTAGGCACAGGTGTAATGAAAGGCCCATTCGCTGTAGATAAAGAGTATCCTAACTGGAATGATGAAGGTGAGTATGATCCTCTTATTAAGACTGTGCCATCTACTAATCATGTAAGTGTATGGAACTTCTACCCTGACCCTGTAGCTTCTTCTATGGATGATGCTGAGTACGTAATTGAAAGACACAAGATGTCTCGCAATCAGTTACGTGCATTGAAAGGTAGACCATACTTTATTGATGAAGCTATTGAGGATGCTATAGACTTAGGACCAGACTATGTGCGTAAGCATTGGGAAATGAAGATGGAGGATGATGATACTGCTCCTTCAGATACTGAGCGTTGGCAAGTCCTAGAGTTCTGGGGCTACGTAGATACAGACATCCTACAAGAGAACGGCATTAAGATACCTGCTGATATGAAGGACTTAGATGAAGTAAGTGCTAACATATGGGTAGTAAACGGTAAAGTAGTTCGTTGTGTGCTTAACCCATTCAAACCTGCACGTATCCCTTACTATGCTGTACCATATGAGCATAACCCATACAGCTTCTTTGGTGTAGGTATTGCTGAAAATATGGATGATACACAAACATTGATGAACGGTTTCATGCGAATGGCTGTTGACAATGCTGTATTATCTGGTAATCTTCTGATTGAGATAGACGAAACTAACCTAGTTCCAGGTCAAGACATGTCAGTATATCCTGGCAAAGTCTTTCGCAGACAAGGCGGTGCACCTGGTCAAGCTATCTTTGGCACTAAGTTTCCAAACGTTGCAGGTGAAAACATGCAGCTATTTGATAAGGCAAGGGTATTAGCAGATGAATCAACTGGTTTCCCATCTTTCGCTCATGGTCAAACAGGCGTTTCGGGTGTGGGCCGTACTGCTTCTGGTATTAGTATGCTTATGTCTGCTGCCAACGGTAGTATCAGGACTGTTGTAAAGAACGTAGACGATTATCTTCTAGCACCTATAGGTAGAGCATTCTTTGCATTCAACATGCAGTTTGACTTTGATGAAGGTATACGTGGTGACTTAGAAGTAAAAGCTAATGGTACGGAAAGCCTCATGGCTAACGAAGTACGTAGCCAACGCTTGATGCAATTCTTACAGGTAGCTTCTAACCCAATGTTAGCACCTTTTGCTAAGATGGATTACATTGTACGAGAGATTGCTAAGAGCATGGACTTAGACCCTGATAAAGTTACAAACTCTATGGCAGACGCAGCAATACAAGCTGAGATAATGAAAGCTTTCCAACAACCTATGCCAACCCCTGAACAACAACAAGCTCCTCCTGAAGAAGGTGCACCACCTGCAGGTGCAGACGTACAAGACCCTACAGGCGCAGGAGGTGGAAACATAGGTACAGGAACAGCCCCAGTTCCAGGTGAACAAGGATTTAGTGGTAATGTCGCTTAAGGCTTTTGTAAACAATAAAGCAGAGTGGGATGCATTCTGTGAAGAACTAGATATATGGATTGATGAACAACAAAGACGATTAGAGCAAGGTGAAATGACTATAGACTTGCATCGTTGTCAAGGTGCGATAGGTATTCTTAGAAGACTAAAATATTTGAGGGATAAAGTTAATGGCAACAAATGAAGACAAACAGATGGTACTGGCATTCATGGCTGATGAAGTTGATGTAGACCCAGTATCAGGCAATGAAGTACCTCCAGGTTCACTACCTGAAGAAGTACGAGATGACATTCCTGCACAGCTAAGTGAAGGTGAGTATGTAGTACCTGCTGATGTTCTTCGTTTTTATGGCATGAAGTTCTTTGAAGACCTAAGAGAAAACGCTAAAATAGAGTTAGCTCGTATGGATAGAGAAGGACGTATAGGTGGTCAACCTGTACCTGCTAACGACAATGAACTTACACCTGAAGAGATGGCAGAGCTAGACTCAATCGGTGCAGCAGTAGGTGGTTTCATTACAGGCCAAGCTTCTCAGTCTACAATGTCAGATCCGTATCAACAACAACAGATGATGTATAGACAAGGTGCACCTGTTGCTATGGGTAATGCAGGTTATGATAAAGGCGGTGTAGTTAGAGAGAATGATCCTACGCAAGCTGAGTTTGACTTTAGTAAATACATGGCAGGTTTTTCTTTTGCTATGCCTAGTGGATTCACTCCTGTATTGATGTACAAAGAAGGTGAGAATCCTAAGTATGCTACTACCCAAGAAATGTATGACACAATGTTAAGTGATGGGTGGACTACTAACCTTATACAAACTACAACAGAAACTACAGTAGGTGAAGAGCCAGAGGTTAGTGACAATAGCTCTAGTGATCCACTCTCTACTAGTGTATCTTCTGCTGCTGAGTCAATGGAAGACAAAGACTTAGATAAAACAACTAAAGGTTTAGGCTTACTAGCTGATCTATCTACTGCACTAGCAGGTACATTAGGAATACCTGTAACTGCTCTTATAAACGCTAAGGCTGTAGCTGCTTACAATGATAAACTGCAAGATCAAAGTAAACGTAAGGGAAGCATCTTCGGTGGTGAAGGTAGTTTGTATGATGATCTAACTGATGTAAACAAAGATAAGAAGAAAAACTTTGGCGATACATGGTTAGGTGACTTACTTGGTTTTGATGGCGCTGTTGGTGTACCTGAAGATAGACCAGGATTAAGAGAGTCGTTCATGGGTGCACGTAGAGGTGTAGACATGACTCAGCTTCAAGGAAGCAGTGCAGCAACTACCTCAGTTTCAAATAAAAAAGATGATAAACCTAGCCCAAGATCAACACCAACAGTAATTCCAAAAGGAGCAACTTTAAAACAAGGAACCGTACTAAACAACGATGATGATCCTGTTATCTTTACCAAAGATAATAGTGGTAATACA